CTATAGGACATTTTTCAGATTTTGAGGTTGTTCCTAAAAATGATACAATAAAAAATTGTAGTAGTTGGTCGATGACACCCAGACATAATCTATTAATATTTTTTCCTAGTTATCTTAATCATTGGATAGAATATCATGATGATGATACAACAAGATACTCACTTGCTTTTAATATTGTCCCTACAGGAGGATATGGATATCACGATTCCTCATATAATACTTCTTGGTTTAAGTAAATAAATAGACATAATTGAACTTTATGTTATGTCTCATTTGACTATAGAGAAAGTAAATGAGGTATATCTTAAAATAACCACCGAACCACATGTAGAGCATGAATTAAAGGATAGATTTACTTTCGCTATTGAAGGTGCAAAATTCATGCCCCAGTACAGAAATAAGTACTGGGATGGATATGTGCATTTATTTAATCTTAAAACTAAAAGAATATATTGTGGGTTATTGGATAAGGTTATTGCTTTTTGTGAGAATGCAGGATATAGTTATAATTTTGTAGAGAATAAATTTTATGGATTGCCATTTGAAATAAATGAGTTTGTTAGTAAAGAAGGCGTAAAGGATTTCATGAAATCTTTATCACCAGAAATTACACCAAGAGACTATCAGATTGATGGTGTCTATGATGCTTTAAGGTATAATAGAAAGTTATTGATTAGCCCAACTGGTTCAGGTAAGTCATTTATGATTTATTCTGTTGTGCGATACCATGTGGCGAAAGGTAGGAAAATCTTACTGGTTGTACCAACTACCTCACTGGTTGAGCAAATGTATAAAGATTTTGAAAGTTACTCTTGGGATGTAGAGAACCATTGTCATAGAATCTATGCGGGTAGAGAAAGAATCAATACCAATGAAGTCACTATCACTACCTGGCAAAGTGTTTATCAACTGGATAAAAAGTTCTTTGAAGAATATGATGTGGTGATTGGTGATGAAGCACATTTATTCAAAAGTAAGTCCTTGGTTAGTATCATGGACAAGTTACATCATGCTAAGTATAGATATGGATTTACTGGAACATTAGACGGCTCACAGACCCATAAATGGGTGTTAGAAGGATTGTTTGGACCATCATATAAAGTTACTCAGACTAAAAAATTACAAGATGAAGGTTATCTTGCATCTCTTGATATTCAGTGTTTAGTTCTCAAGTACAAACCAAAAAAGTTCAATACTTATGAAGATGAAATTCAATATTTAATTAGTCATGAAAAAAGAAATAATTTTATCTCAAATCTTACTGTAGGTATGAAAGGTAATACTCTTGTGTTGTTTGCAAGAGTAGAGAAACATGGTGCAATACTTTATGAACTAATAAATAGTAAAGTAAAGGATGATAGAAAAGTTTTCTTTATTCATGGTGGTATTGATACCGAAGATAGAGAACAAGTAAGAGAAATTACTGAAAGAGAAAAGAATGCTATTATTGTTGCATCTTATGGAACATTTAGTACCGGTATTAATATTAAAAAACTTCACAATGTAATATTTGCCTCTCCATCAAAGTCTAGGATTCGTAATCTACAGAGTATTGGTAGAGTCCTAAGAAAAGGTAAAGATAAAACTAAAGCAAAATTATATGATATTGCGGATGATCTAACTATTGGGTCAAGAAAAAATTATACTTTAAATCATTTCATAGAAAGAATTAAAACTTATGTGTCTGAAGAATTTAACTATGACATTATAACAGTAAACATAAAAGACTAGAAAAGGAGATAGTCAAATGGCTATAGAAGACGATTTTTATTGTACAATAAAATTAAAATGTGGGGATGAAATCTTTTGTAAAGTAGCAGCAAATGAAGATGAAGATCGAATTTTTCTTTTACTTTCCAATCCAATCACTATAGAAGAAATTGTAATTAGAGGAACTGTAACTGGTTATAAGGTAGAACCTTGGTTAAAAACATCAGATGATGATTTGATCATGATTAATATTGATGATGTTCTTACGATGACTGAGAATTGTAATGTGGATATGATTACGTATTACCATGATTACCTTAGAAAAAATAATAAAGAAAATAATTCTAAACTCTCTAGAGAAATGGGATATATATCTAGTGTTAAAGAAGCTAAAAAAACACTAGAGAAACTTTATAGAGAAACTCTATAAAGATAATTAATTTATATAATTTTATATAATCTATACTTTCCTTATGAACCCGGACAAGCCTAATCCTACTTGGCTTTTGGATACTTGTCAACTATATGAATTTCTGATATAATATTGAAAGAATTACTTATATTATAATGCCAATCCGACCGATGACTACTATGCGAAGAGGAAGAAACTCTGAACACTATGTTAATAATAAGGAATTTCTTGAAGCTCTTGAAAATTACTTTGCAGAAGTAGAACGTGCTAAGTTGAATGATAAACCCAAACCTCCTATTCCTAGGTACATTGGTGAGTGTTTTTTAAAGATTGCAAATCATCTATCATATAAACCAAACTTCGTGAACTACATGTTCAAGGATGATATGATCTGTGATGGTATCGAGAACTGTGTCAGATATGTTCACAACTTTAGTCCTGAGAAATCTAAGAATCCTTTTGCATATTTCACTCAAATTATTTACTATGCATTCCTGAGAAGGATTCAACATGAAAAGAAACAGTTGGAAATTAAGAACAAGATTCTAGAGAAGACTAACTTCGATGAAGTCTTTGATACAAATGATCTTGACAGTGATAATTACTCAGATTACAACAGCATTAAAGATAGTGTTCACAGTAAGTTGAGATATTGATGCGTGTAGCAATTATAACTGATCAACATTTCGGCTGTCGTAAAAATTCCAAGATCTTTCATGATTACTTTTTGGAGTTTTATGATAATGTATTTTTTCCATATTTGGAGAAAGAAGGTATTACCACAGTGATTGATATGGGTGATACTTTTGATAGTAGGAAGGGTATTGACTTCTCCGCATTGGCATGGGCAAAGGACAATTATTATGATCGTCTGAAGGATATGGGTGTTACTGTCCATACCATTGTAGGAAATCATACTGCCTACTACAAGAATACTAATAAGGTCAACGCAGTAGACCTTCTACTTCGTGAATATGACAATGTTCATGTTTATGATTCAGCTACTGAAGTTGAAATTGATGGTCTTCCTATATTGTTCATTCCGTGGATTAACAAAGAAAATGAAGAAGTCACTTATCAATTTATTAAAAAATCAACTTGTCAAGTTGCAATGGGACACCTTGAGTTAAATGGATTTAAAGTCAATAAAGCAATCGTCATGGATTGTGGTGATGACAGTAAATTATATTCAAAATTCTCTAAGGTCTTCAGTGGTCACTATCACACTAGATCGGATAATGGTAGTATTTTTTACTTGGGTAACCCCTATGAAATGTTCTGGACAGATGTTGGCGATTCAAGGGGATTCACAGTCTTTGATACATGTACTCAAGAACATTTTCATGTAGACAATCCTTACAATTTGTTTAATGTTTTATATTATGATGATGAACCAGCATCACTTCTAGATGCAAGACCTTATGAAAATAAGATTGTCAAGGTAGTTGTTCGTAACAAACCAAGAATTAAAGAGTTTGAAAAACTCATCGATAAACTCTATTCCTCAAACGTACATGAACTTAAGATTGTAGAAAACTTTCAGATACAAGAGTCGGAAGACTTTGAAGTGGAAGAATCAGAAGATACTTTTTCTATTCTTGATAGATATATTGAGGAATCAGAAACTGAATTGGATAAATCAACTGTTCAAAATCTGGTCAGAGAAATTTATCAAGAAGCTTGTGGGATGATTTGATGTATATCATTACAATCAAAGGAAAAGAACAGGATGGGGCATATTCAGTATCTGATGAAGATGGTGATGAAATTCTTTATATGTTTGTAGAAGAGGATGATGCAATTCGTTTTGCATTACAGTTAGAAGAGGATTGTGGATTTCCCTCTATGAAGACTCTTGAAATTGATGCCGAATTGATGATTAAAACCTGTGAACTTCATGATCACAGATACACCGTGATAACCCCTAATGACATTGTGATCCCTAAAATAAATTATGATACTCTTTCAAAAGATTAAATGGAGAAATTTACTCAGCACAGGTAACCAATTCACTGAGGTAAGTTTAAACAAGGATCAAACTACATTGATCATCGGAACTAATGGTACAGGTAAGTCCACTATTCTTGATGCCTTGTGTTTTGTCTTGTACGGAAAAGCCTTTAGACGTATTAACAAAAATCAATTAATTAATACTACGAACGAGAGAGGAACTGTTGTAGAGATTGAGTTCAGTGTTAATAGTACTGAATGGAAAGTTATTAGAGGTATCAAACCAAACATATTTGAGATTTATAGAGATGGTACACTTCTAGATCAATCACACTCTGTTATCGACCAACAGAAGTGGTTGGAACAGAATGTGTTAAAGATGAATTATAAATCATTTACACAAATTGTTATTCTGGGTAGTAGTTCTTTTATTCCTTTCATGCAACTCCCATCCTCTAGTCGTAGAGAGGTTGTAGAAGAATTATTGGATATTAAGATCTTCTCCTCTATGAATAGTTTGATTAAAGATAGGATTCGGTCTTGTAAGGAAGAGATTAGAACATTTGAATTGACAAAGACATCTGTCAAAGAAAAGATTTCTATGCAAGAGAGTTTTATTGAAGAGATTGAAGAGAACGGTAAGAGTGATATCAAGGACAAGGAAGATAAGATCAAGAGGGTTCTGAATGAAGAGAATGACCTCATGAATGACAATATCAAACTTGCCGAAGAACTTGATGACCTTGAAAGTCAACTTAAGAACTACACAGGAGCCTCAGAAAAGTTAAGGAAGTTGGGTAACATTAAAGGTAAAATTTCTCAGAAGGTAACAACGATTACTAAAGAGCATCAGTTCTTTACTGATAATGTAACATGTCCTACATGTACTCAACCCATCGAAGAAGAGTTCAGAATAAATAA